AACTTTTCCATTTTTTTGTCTTCCAATTATCCTTTAATAATGCACAAATGCACTTCAAATAATTCAAACTATCGCAGATAAAAAATTCTGGAACTTTTTTGTAACCCAAATGCTCTGAAAATTTTGACCAATTAAATCCATATTTTTCAAAAGACTCTTTGGGTTTAACAACATTATAAAAATCTGGAGAATCATTTTTAACAGAGTCGCACCCCATTGCAATCAAAATATCTCTTTCAACGTCAAACACGTCCTGTCCGCTTAATCCATGGTTTTTTCCCAAACATCCAACAAATATATCATTTACATACGCAATGTATTTTTTTTGAACATCTTTTCTATAGTTAATAAATTCTTTCGTCCTTCCATAGGTATCATCTAAATAAAGCTCTGCATCATATAATGACAACTCTGGCAACGAAATGAAATTGCGAAATATTTTTGCATTTTTTTCATCGGCCATAACTTTCCAACGAATTGGACAACCCCAGCACACTATTTCATTGTGATTAATGTGCGCCATATATTGCCACAAATCGTCATTTTTAATGGAGTGATTATATCTTTCCACCGAATGCTTAATGTGTTTTTTTGTGCTAGTTTCGTCCAACCTTATCAATGATGTGTATACATTGCTGATTAATTTTGCCTTGGCATCATTGTGCGTTTTTATATAATTCTCTATTATTTCAATTAACTGTCTATACACCTTGTCTTGAGTTACGCGAAAGTCGTCTATTTGAACGTAATATTTTTCTTCTTTTGACGCTTCAATGGATTTCTTTCTAGTATTGGTTAACCAAATGTAATTGATGTATGTATAATAATCACTGCGAGGTGTTACCTTTGAAGGAGAAAACGGTTTTTTGAATAACTCTATTAATTCTTTCTCTACATCATTTCCAGGCATTACTTCTTTCAATCTATTTTTTCCATACAATCTTTGTTTTTTGCTTTTATTCTTTATTTTGTCTTTGCCTTTATCTTTTCTATGCTGTTTTAATTTTAATTCTTGTTGTTTTTCATATTCTTCTTCAAAACTATGGAATCTAAACTCTTTTGCGCATTTTTGAGTTTTGTTTTTTGGGTTTCTTATTTTATACCCTTTTCCATTTTTTCTTAGTTTTATTTTTTTGATTGTTGTATTTTTTTTATTGAATTTCTTTTCCATGTTTATAGTGTATTATATATAACTATAGAAATATAAATAATACAGACGTCTAAATTTACATTTTGTTTATCAATTAAATCTATTTTCCAATTTATTTAAAAGCTCGTCGTTATAAACTAAATTTCCTTGAGGCTTGTATGAAGCTATTGGAGTAAACTTTTTTTGGTTTTGAACTTTTGCAGAAGGTGTGGATGATTCTTTCAGCTTAAACATCATTTCTTCCAAAGATTTTGGCTGAGAATTGTTTTCCTCTCCATCAGATATCAGCGCTTCATTAAGTTGTTTGCCATTTTCGTCAATAACAATTCCGGTCTTCTTTTTAATTTCACTTCTAACATAAGAAGGCACAAAATGTTTCCAAGATATCATTAATGTATTTGGATGAATGTAACGCACCATAAATCCATTCTCTTTCAACTTGTCTAACAAATAAGCAATGCAAGCGGCTTGGTTATACTTTGGTACGCCTATCATTATTTCTGGCACTATAAACCAGCAAAACTGTTCGTCTGTTTTTTGTCTAGCAGTTGTTTTAATTCTTACATGAATTCGGTTTAATAGCTTATTGTAGAGGGCTAATTGATTCAAATCGTGTTGCCTTTTTCTCTCATACAATTCGTCAATGTTTAACTTTTCGGAAAAATCTGCAACATTTTCTAGGGTAAAAATATTAGCCATTTACAATTAAGAACGAAAAAAATAATCGGTTTTAATTTCAATTGCGCAATAATAATAATATGTTTTTATATTATATGGCAGAAACTGAAGTATTTAGATTGACTCCGGGTTTAAATAAATGTTATGAACATGCAGAATATAGTCGCGGACAGGGAAATTATCCCAATGAACGTTATTTTGTAAATGTTCCACCTAGATATGTGGGTGAATTCATTAGATTTGAGCAAGGTGGATGGGGTGACGGCGGTTGGCGAAGAGATTATTTTAGAGATTTAAATGGAAATGAGATTGCAGTTAATTACAGCTATGAAGGAAGAACTTGTTTTCGTGAAGTCCCGTGTGGTCCGAAGCCATTGCCGCGCGAGCATCTTGAGGCAATAGAAACTAGAAACCACATTCCTACACTAAAAAGTTTGGCATTTGCTAAACTACCAACAAAAACAGTTTCAGATTTAAGACAAAATTATTATGGGATATTAGGTGGTAAAACTTTAAAACGTAATAGAAAATCTAAGGCAAGAAAATCAAAAAGAACGTCCAGAAAATTAAAAAGAAGATCTTCAAGAAAAAAAAATATTAAATAATTAAATAAAAAAATATAAAACTTATTACTTGATGTATAACATATCAAGTATTATGACAATTAAACACCTTGTTATACCTGGAGGCGGTCCAGTTGGTCTAAAAGCATTGGGTGCATTGCAATATCTTGAGCAAAACGGCTTTTGGAACATTACTGATATTGAAACCATTTATGCTACATCCGCCGGAGCAATTATTTCCGTTTTACTCTGCCTTAAATTTGACTGGGAAACAATAAATGATTACATCATTAAACGTCCGTGGAATGAAGCCTTTCAACTTGGTGTAGATCAAATATTTGAAGCTTATTCTAAAAAGGGACTATTTGATAAAAATATTGCTGAAATATTTTATAAACCGTTTTTTAATGCTAGAGATATTTCACTTAAAATAACACTAGCGGAATTCTATGAGCTTTCAAATATTGAAATCCATTTGTTCTCCCTTGATATTAATAAGTTTAACCTGGAGGATCTCTCATATATCACGCATCCAGATCTTCCAGTATTAACTGCGGTTCAAATGTCTTCCGCTATACCCATTATAATTTCACCGGTTTGCGTTGATGACAAGTGTTACGTTGACGGTGGAGTTGTTTGCAATTATCCTATAAACCAATGCATTCTACGAAGTGGAAATGTTAACGAAATATTTGGATTGCGCAATAAATATATTAAAAATGATGATAATATAGTGAAAGAAAACTCAACTATATTGGAATATGTTATGAATTTTATTAGCAAACTAGTTAATAATGTTAGCCTGCGTGCTGAAGAACAAACTATTCCAAATGAATTGATATATGAAGCAGAATCAATGAATCTATCTAAAATTCAATTAGCTTTATCCTCCAAAGAAGTTAGACAGGAATTGATTGATTCTGGACTTGAAGCAGGCAAAGCATTCCTTCTTGCGAGAGAAAAAAATGTAATAGATTTGGATCAACCTTTGTTAGAGGTTGAAGATTTGGCTAAACTGGAATCAACGGTTGAAATAATTGACGCGGTTTTTTTAAACGACGGTATTCAAAAATTGAGTTAATGTTGCCTTGCTTGGCTTTGCATCATAGTCAATTATTTGGTTATCTTTGACCAATTTTATAGTAGGATATCCTTCTATTTTATACGTATTCATCATCTTTTCTACGTCGGGTGACTCGTTCGTGCAGTTCACCTCTGTAAAAATTATTGTGTAACCATGAATCTGCTTTCCATTGTATTCAGCTTTTACCTGTTCCCACTCAGGTTTAGCAGTCTTACAGTGTGGGCACCAATCGGTAGAGAACAACATAATTTCTGCTTCTTTTCCTGAATTGGACGCAGCAGAGCTTCCAACTGGAACATTTTCTCTGTTTGCTTTATAGGTGGGATTTTTTGCAGAGTCTGTAATACTTTTATAAATAAAATACGAAATTACTGCTAAAATAATTACCAAAAAAATAACTCCAATTGTTCTCCAACTTAATGAAGGTATCATGTTTCTGACACTTGATAACATACCTGAACTAGAGCCACCAGTGCTTGCTGATAATGAAGGCATGCCACTAAACCTTACGTTCTTATTACTCATTGCGTATTATATATATTTGATAAGAATAAATTACTGTTTAAACGAAATAAAGATACAGAATTAATATAATGTAGAGAACATGCTTTTTAGGAACTCTGACGGATTTATTATTGAGATTAAGAAATCAGATTTCAAAAATGATTACAATTATTATTCAACTTTAATGAGAATAAAAATGCAAACAATGCATCAATCATCTGTTCAAATTAAAACTAAACCAAGAACCAAGGTTGAAGCGTTCTTTGATAATTGCAAAGAATCAATTTGCGATTCAGAGTTAAATTTAAAACAACCTAAATGTAATTTTTATTCAAATCAAGCAATTAACAAATTATTGGATGAATTTTAACTCAACCTTTGGAAAAGGTTGAGCCAAATGGATAAACATTTTATAGATATTACTGTATAATTTTTTTATCCTTTTATTGTAGGAATGTCCTTAACGCGTAAAAATAAGAAAACAAATACAACGACAAGAAAACGTAAAATTTCTAAACGAGTGTATAATAAAGAAGAATATAATAGTGGAGATGGAATGCTTACTGCTGTGTGGGGGCCAAGTCTATGGCATTTTCTCCACACAATGAGTTTTAATTATCCAGCGGAACCAACACAAGAACAGAAAAAGCATTATCGCAATTTTATTTTAAATTTACGCCACGCGTTGCCTTGCAAATATTGCAGAATGAACTTGGTTACAAATTTTAAACAACTTCCTCTCACAATAGGGAACATGAAAAACCGAGAAACCTTCTCCCGTTATGTGTACGATCTTCATGAATTGGTTAATAAGATGCTTCACAAGAAATCCAATCTATCTTTCTGTGATGTGAGAGAAAGATACGAGCATTTTAGAGCTAGATGCACTGATGAAAAACTCAAGCTTTTCAAGTTTACAAAACTAAATAAAACTAAAAAGGAGAAAGGATGCACCGAACCATTATATGGTAAGAAATCCAAATGTATTATTAAGATTGTACCACAAGAAGAAAAGGGGGCCACGTTTCAAATGGACAAGAAATGTGTTAAGACCAAGGGTTAAAACCTAATAGGTAAAAAAATAATTATGTCAGTTTATGAAATAATTATTTTGCAATTATAAGGAGGGGATCATTACATGCCAAATGTGGAGAAATCACTTAGAACTGGAATGGGTAAATAACTGTCATTCACTGCATTATAATTTGGAACTTTTTTGCACTCAAAATTGGGTTCAGGGCATCTAGCGCACGCAGGGCATGGAGGGCATTTCTCTGTGCGAGGACAAGCCGACGATGTTGGGCATGCAGGGCACACTGGAGGAACAACCTCTGATTTTAAGATGTATAAATCTTCTTGACCCGGAGGAATCATGCGAGCTGGAATTCCTGTAGGCAATGAGCTATTATATTGACCATTGGAATTTGCGCTGGCGTTAGAAGAAGAAGAAGAGGAGGAATAATCGCTAAAGGGGAAAATACTTGAATTTGAGCTAGTGCTGGAAGTAGACCCTGTAGTTGAAGAACCATTAGACGAAGAACCAGATTGCTGGTTGTTATATGTATATGTATAAGTGTTTGTTGCGGTGTATATTGTGGTATTTCCGTTTGCCAATGTTTCTTCAATGGCATATTGACCATCCTTTCCTGTAAATAATCTAGCAGAACCACCGTTTGGACCATAGAATGTTTTATTTGAAAACTGAATCATCATGCTGCTCAAACTGCTGGCAAAATTTGATCCGCTTGCACCAGTTGTTGCAGTTGTTTCCGTTGTTGCATTTGTTCCTGTTGTTGCATTTGTTCCTGTCGCCGCAGAAAGCGTGTATTTCTTCGTTAGACCATTGGTGCTCGTCACTGTAATTGTGTAGACTCCGTTAGAAGCGGGACTAACTGTAGCAGTGCTTCCATTGGGACCGTAATATAGCGTTGGAGAAGACATTCCGCTAAAGTGGTCATAATTATCATAACTTCCTCCGCTTGGTTTCCCAGTTGTTGATGTTGTTGAACTAGAATTGCTTGTAACACCAGAAGCTAGCGTCACCTTATCAGCCCAAGAAGTTGCAGCGTCGGTATAACCTTCTCTGTAACTGCTTCCTAAAAAGGGAGCTAGAATTAATCCTAATATCAAAATTATCAAAAGAAACAATGCACCATTTTTCATTATGTTCATTCGTATAATTTATATAGTGAAAAAATTTAAAAACTAAAACAAAAAGAAATTGATTTGATATAATTATTGTAGTTCTAATAACAGATTATACTAGAGATGTCACAAGATGAAGAGAGTTCAGAACTTTCTGAGAAAAATGTGCGTAAACCGCGTGTTAAAGCTGAACCATTGCTGAAATTTTATTTGGTAAATCCATATATTTACGAAATTGGCGTGGACGAAGTGGGTCGCGGACCGCTTTTTGGAAGAGTTTATGCCGCAGCTGTTATTTTACCTAAAGATGACAGTTTTGACCACTCTAAAATGAAGGACAGTAAGAAATTCCATTCTAAACAAAAGATCCAAGAAGTGGCAGAATATATCAAAGAAAATGCTATTGCATGGTCTGTTTCTTATGAAGACGAAAAAACTATTGATGAAATAAATATCCTGCAAGCAACTCAGAAGTCTATGCATAAATGCATTAAAGAAGTAGTAAAAGAAACCTCAAGACAACCAGATCTTATTCAATTGTTAATTGATGGAAATTATTTTAACTCATACACTGAGTATAATGGCTCCAAAAAGAAGTTTGAAACATTGAATCACGTTTGCATTGAAGGAGGTGACAATAAGTATTCTTGTATCGCCGCCGCGTCAATTCTGGCAAAAGTGGCGAGAGATGCTTACATTGAAGAACTGTGCTCAGATCATCCTGAATTATCTCAGCAATACAATATTGACAGAAACAAAGGCTATGGTGCGAAGAAGCATTTGGACGGAATTAAAGAACACGGAATTACAAAATGGCACAGAAAGACGTTTGGAATTTGCAAAGTTAGCAAAATGTCAACTCCATTTGAAAATGAATTAAAAATTGAAACATAATAATAAAGAGTATAATAAACTTAAATCTACTCGCAGGTGTTATATAACGCAAAATGATTGTTCTTGTATTTGACACTGAAACGAATGGCTTGCCAAAAAATCCAAAAGAAATGCCAAATATATTAAATTGCAACGATTGGCCAAACGTCGTGCAATTTAGTTATTTATTATACGATACTAATGCGCGTGCAATAATTCTGAAAAAGGATCATATTATTCGCGTTCCAAAAGATGTAGTTATTTCACCCGAGTCCACAAAATTTCATGGCATTACAAATGAAATCTCAGAGGAATGTGGGATCCCAATAGAAGGCGTGTTGAATGCATTTTATGAGCATTTTAAACTAGCTCGCGTGGTTGTAGCTCACAACGTGGAGTTTGATAAAAAGTTTGTTGTTGCTGAGATATTAAAACTTACTAAAAAGAGAACGGATTTGATTTATTTGTTGGGCATGGCAACTGATATTGCAACCGCTAAAAAATACTATTGCACAATGCAAGAAGGAACGGATTTATGTAAAATTAAAGCTTATACAAAAGTTGACAAGAGAGAATATAATAAATTTCCAACTCTAACAGAACTTTGCAAACATTTGTTTGGTTATGAGCCCAAGAATATGCACAACGCTATGAACGACGTTATTGTTTGTTTTCAATGCTTTTATAAAATGCGGTTTGATTTAAATATTTGCGAGGAAAATCAGGACGTTTTTGAAATGGCGTCAATTCTTATGTAAAAAAAAAATAATAAAAAATAAAAAAAGATAGGGTCTTAAGGTATTTTCGGTTCACTAAAAAAAATTGATTTGGAAATTAGCATTTTAAAATAATCAAACCTTATAAATCAGAATGGCGCAATTCAACCCTAAAGAATTTGTTTATCATTACCGCAATGGCAAGCCGGCATATTATTCTTATGACGAGGAACTATATTGTGGAACCTTTCCAGAAGAGTGGGTTCTGGACCATTTTCCAGACACAGGACCCAGAGAATGTGAGAACTGTGCCTATTATGGTTCATGGAACGGCGTTTTCCTAGGATACTGTGCAAACTGTGCAATAAATGCATACAATGGGGAACGCGGTCATGGATTTATAGACATTGGAAGAGAGTACGATACAAGTTGTGATATGGATGCAATCAGCGTCTTTGATACTTATTTGAAGAATGTTTTGCCGGATGAAGTGGGCGACAAGGATTTTATGGACTCCGCGGCCGCTCAAGGTTATCAGACTCCTCCTGAGGAAGAACCGACGGTTGAAGAGAAATACCCAGACATTGACTTTGATGAAGTCAACGCGCATTACGACGAAATGTCTCGCGAAGAAGAGCAATGTGAAGTGAGCTACACAATTGACCGTGGAGGTTACGGAAGCAATTATGACGGTGGTTACGACTCTTATTAGAAACTAGATTTACCAAATAAAAATATATTATAAATTTTTTATATGGTTATATAAATGGGAAATAAATTATCATCACCACAACTATCACAAAATGCGAGTCCTCCAGATTTACTTCTAGTAAATCCTAGAAGTTGGAGACAATCAAATACTGTTTCTTTTTCTCCTAGCACCAAAGATAAATCATTTTGCAATCCAGGACCCAAACCAAAATTTGAGAGATACGCACAAAAAACAAGACGCAATCCAGTTACCGGACGAACTGAAAATTATCAAAAGAGAATAGATATGTTACCATTTGCAATATATTTAAATGAATACGACTCCAATGATAATGTGAAATACGGCTGCAATCCTGGTCAGTACATTAAATATGAAAACGGACATTATTGTTGCGTTGACCAGAGTCAAAAAGCAACCCCTCAAGAAATGCTTGACTTTATAAATCGCGCTCTTGAAGGATTTTTTGATAATATTGGTTTTTCTTCATCTCCAAATGCTGTTACTAAAAATAAACACGCCCAAACAATTGGACAACTTGAGTTTTTATTAAATCGTCGCACTACTATAATGACAGAGCATCCAGGATTAACAGATAATTTAGAAGTTCCGCCAAATGTAGATGAAAATGGAGTAGAAACACCAGTAACCTTAAATGAGTGGGTGGCAAGGTTTAAAATGACTGATCCTGTTCTTGTTGACACATATGAAAGGAAATCCGACTCTGAAGAAAATACTTTAAGTTCAATGCGAAATCAATACAAACGTGATGAAAATGGAAATCTAATGCGCGATTCAACCCGCCACCTTATACCGTTTTACACTAAAAGAAACGGACAACACAAATTTGGTGGCACAAAACACAAAAAACGACGAAATAAGCTTTCTAAAAAAAGAACTAAAAAGAATAACCAGCTAAAAAATAAAAAAAATTGATTTGTTTTATTCTCACGGTAAAATACTCAGAATAAACAATGGACTACGAAAAGCAAGCAGAAGGAATGCAAATACCAGGAAGCGCATACTTTAATATTCTACACATGCCGGAAAACGCTAGATACAATTTCTTGATTGCTGTAAAAGAAACGATGGAAGACTATCAATGTCAATTTAAATTTTGGAAAGATGCGTGGAAATCTCGCGATATTGGTGCAGAGTGGCTTAAAGATATCGGCCAACGTTTCAGATTTATGAAAGAAAAATGCACAGGTGACGTTGACCATCATTTATGGGCCGACAGATGGCAACGCATTGATAAAGGAGATCCAAATTATTTAAATGCATTGGAACGAGCAGAACATCTTGACTATTTAAGTCAAGATATTCCAGAACAAAAACCGGTATCTATTCGGCGTCGCATGAAGAAACTAGGTTTGATGGAGGGTGAACCAAATTTTGATCAAGCAAAAAAAGCAGACTTTGATCGCAGTGTTGAACTTTCTCGGCTATAAATTTGTTAGGAGGGGTCTTTTGCGAAGCAAAAGGGTCCCTACTTTAGGCGGAGCACATTTCACAAATATCATGTTCTGAGCCATCTACGTTTTGTTTTTGTTCTTGCTCATTTTTTTCCGGCTCCACAGTAAACTGCTGGGCTTGATGTTTCGCCTTTCTGCGCAAATAATAAATGCCAGTTTTGAGTCCTTGCTTCCATGAATAAAAATGCATTGATGTAAGCGTATTATAATTAGGATCTTCCAACCACAAATTCAAGCTCTGACTTTGGCAAATAAACGCGCCTCTATCAGCCGACATATCAATCAAATGCTTCATCGGCATCTCCCAAACAATTTTATATTTGTTTCGGATATGTTCAGGTATAATTGTCAGTTGTTGAATGCTTCCCTTATTTGCAATAATATTATTCTTGATCTTATCATTCCAAATACCAAGTTCAATGAGTTCGCGCATCAAATAATTATTTGCCACAACAAATTCACCTGCAAGTGTCCTACGGCTATAAATATTGCTAGTTAGAGGCTCAAAACACTCATTGAACCCCAGAATTTGTGACGTGCTTGCGGTCGGCATTGGTGCAAGAAGAAGCGAGTTTCTCATGCCATGCGTTATAATAGAGTGCTTTAATGCCGTCCAATCATATCTATCAGACGGTTCAACGTTCCACATGTCAAACTGCAGAACCCCTTGGCTTGCAGGAGACCCTTCAAATGACATATAAGCGCCACGGTGTTCAGCACTAAGACTATACTTCAACGATAATCCAGAAACAACTCTAGAGTTTTCTGAGCTTGTTTGGGTTGCATTTTTAACATTTATTGCGAGTTCATTACTCCGCTCCAACGCAGCGTGATAAATAGTCTCAAAAATTAACTTATTTACTACCTTTGCTTCCTCACTGTGAAATGCAAGGTCCATCAATATAAATGCATCGGCTAGGCCTTGAATTCCAATTCCAATAGGTCTATGAAGCAAATTGCTGCACCTGGTCTTCTCTGTCGGATAAAAGTTAATATCAATAACTCGGTTCAAATTGCTTGTGATCACCTTGGTTACTTCGTGGAGCTTATCATAGTCAAAATGCTTTGTCAAATGGTTTACAAAAGTTGGAAGAGCAATAGATGCGAGGTTGCACACAGCAGTTTCCTTATCGTCCGAATACTGAACAACTTCCGTGCACAAATTGCTACTTTTTATGGTACCAAGATTCTTTTGGTTAGATTTATTATTGCACGCATCTTTGTAAAGTAAATACGGCGTTCCAGTTTCCATCTGAGCGTCCAAAATCTTAAACCACAAATCGCGAGCATTAATGGACTTCCTAACACAGCTTTGAGATTCCTCATATTTCTCATAGAGCTCTTTAAATTTATCACCATAAACATCGGCTAGTCCAGGACATTCATTGGGGCAGAAAAGTGACCATTTGCCGTTTTCCTTGACGCGCTCCATAAACAAATCGGGGATCCACAACGCGTAGAATAAATCGCGCGCTTTCATCTCTTCATCGCCGTGGTTCTTTTTCATCTCCAAGAAATCCTCCACATCTGGATGCCATGGCTCCAAATAAATGGCAAACGAACCATTGCGCTTACCTCCTTGGTTAATGAACCGTGCAGTGTCATTGAAAACTTTCAACATTGGCACAATGCCAGTTGACTTACCATTTGTCCCACGAATCAGCGAATTGCTGCTACGAATATTATGAATATGTAGTCCAATTCCCCCGGCCCATTTGGAAATGCTCGCACAGTCTTTAAGAGTATTATAAATTCCATCCAAACTATCTTCTTCCATAGCAATCAAAAAACAAGAGCTCAATTGAGGTCTAGGCGTTCCTGCGTTAAAAAGAGTCGGTGTTGCGTGCGTAAAATACTTTTGGGACATTAAATCATAACTCTCTTTCACAGCTTCCATATTATTTCCGTGAAGTCCAATTGCCACGCGCATCCACATATGCTGCGGTCTTTCTAGAATCTTGTCTCCAAGCTTGAACATGTAAGCTCGCTCTAGCGTCTTGAAGCCAAAATAATCAATCAAATAATCTCGCGAAAAGTCAAACATGGGCTCAATATAATTTGCCATATAGCGAGATATAGTGTATAAATCTAGGCTTACAAGAGGACTCCGATTTCCATGCACATCCTTAAAATTATATAGCTCGTCCACTATTTGATAGAAACATGCATTTGTGTTTTTCTGATGATTAGAAACTACAATGCGTCCTGCTAGAACTCCGTAATCTGGATGTTGAGTTGATAATGCTGCGCATTGCTCAGCTGTAAGCTCGTCAATTTTCGTGGTTGGAATCTTGTCGTGCAATTGGTCTATAACTTTCATCACCAAGGATGAATAATTAATTTGAATGTTGGCCTCTTGACCGAGCTTCTTTACTCTGGTCAAAATCTTATCAAAAGAAATATCCTCTAATTCGCCGTTGCGCTTAACAACTCTCATGTCACTTTGATTTTCCGCCATTGTTAATATATTAAAGCAAGTAAATTCTAAATCAAGATAACGCAAATGTTTATAGAAAAGTATTTCTATTTCTATTATTCACAAAATAAAATATACAAAATATATATAAATGTCTTTTATGAGTGTAATTAATAAATTAAAAAATAACAAGGAGATTGCATTTTTGTTTGTTTTCTTGATTGTAATTATAGCATCTTCTTTCTTTTTTGACAGCAAAATGTTGGAAGGTTATAGCAATTATAATTTAGCAAATCCTGGAAAGTATCCAAAATCCGAGGAGCTGCCTTTATTAACTTCTAGCTATCCATTCACTGGAAGAAATCAAGTAAGCACAAACAGCTATAATGATATATGGTGGAATTATCCCATTTTCAAAGTGGGTTCTTATGCTCAAATCACCAATAATTTGAGATATCGCAGAAATCCTGACGATGGTGTTTGCATAACGGCGGATTTTTGTGGAGCATTGTATAAAGATAATCAGTTAAAGTCTAATGTTTCAAAGCCATTGCCACCCGCGCCTCCTGTAACAGCTGATTCTGTTCGCGTTGGTTACTATCTCACAGATTCAAACTTAATTCCCGGGCAGCCGCTTGGTCCCGAGTTGCAAGCGTTTTAAAAAACGCGCGTCATATAAATTATTCTTTTCATAAAACGCGAGTTTATATTATATAAATTTGCGTTTTATTGCCTTTAATTAATTTTATTAGTTTTTATTTCTTCGTTTGTGTCTTCATTTGCGTCTTTTAAAGTTATATATTTGTTTTTATCTTCGTCATAAAGAACTAACCACAAATTATTATAACAATCAGTGATGGACAATTTGACAATATTATCAAATACGTTACTTTTGGAAATTACTTCTTCGTGATATAATTCTAAATTGTATCCGGGTATTTTTGAATTTGTATGGTGGATGTGATGATACTCTATGCCCATAGTAAAATATTTTAGATATTTGGGAATGTTTATAAGTGAACTTCCCAATAATCCACTATTTCGTTGCGTCCATTCTTTATCACCAACTACATAAGACGGATTAAATGTGTGCTGATTAAAAAATAACAAAAATCCTATTACTGATGAAACGTGATAACTTGCGAAGAACAATGCAAATATATTGTATTGCATCAAGGTTTTGCATAAAGCGCAAATTAATAAATTATTTAATAAATGATTAAAAAATATTGCGGATAATGACGAATTAATTTTTTTATTATATTTTATTTTTTTTATAATATACATAAATCTTTGCAACACTACAAAATAGAGAAATGGAATAAAATTAAAAAATATAATGGGATGATGAATAAATGAATAAATATGTTTATTTATTACAGAAAAATTATTATATTGCTCTTTTGTAATATTTATTAACTCATTAAATTTAAATTTATATTTATTTTCTGTGTTTCCGTTTGTTAAATGGTGTGTGTGATGATCTAATATCCAATTAGGACTGGTTAAAACCAACGCACCCGTTATATGCGAAAGAATATAATTTACCGTTTTATTTTGAGTATATGATTGATGACAACAATCGTGAAAAATCATAAACGTTCTATCAAGCATTAATGCCATAAATGGAACAATTAAAAAACTTAAAAAGCTATTTCTAAGAAACCACAGTAAATAACAAGATGAAGAAAATAAAAAGGAGTGCAAAGACAAATCTAAAAAGGCGGATTTATAAGACGATTTGTGTTTGATAAACAATTCGCTTTCATTTATTTTATTATGGACGGAATTAATTTCTGATGCACATTCGTTTGTCATTTGTATATAACAATATAATATTCCCACCCCCATCAAACGCGTAAAAATGGCTAAAAAGTCAAAAGTATTATACTACTTTTCCACCGTTTTATTTATTGTTACTTCTTTTGCAATGTTGCGTATTATTTTTTCTCTCTTTTTATCATCGTCTTCCATTGTTGACCCACCCATGGCTTCTAATAAGATTTTTTGATATTCCAAATGCTTCTTTGTTTCGGTGTCTGATGAGGTAGGATTTTCTTCTACCCATTTAGGTATTTGTTTAATATTTTTATGCTCAACCTCCTTTATAGCGCGTTTAATCTTAAAATTTTCTCCGTTTTCTTTTTCCCAAGTGTCCTTCTCTTTTACATACAAGACTTCTCTCTTCAAGTCGCTGCAATGAATCGGACGTTTAAACACATCCATCTCTTGCAGATTCTTTATGAAGATTTTACTCATACCCTCAGCGTAGCCAACTCTGCCGATCATATCCAAATCCGACAACTGCAGCTTGATCTGATTTACAAAATCTATTAAATTCAATGCGTCCTTGCATTGTTCGTGCAAGAAAAAATTGAGATTAAACTGATTATTCGTGTTATTTGAGTTGTTATTAATAACAGTATTCTTTTCCTTGCAAAGTTCAATAATTTGCTTCTGTAATTCCATGTTTTGATTCAACAGAGACATAACCAACTCATTTGTGGGTTGTTGTGCGTCTGCAACAACGTTATTTTCAGGCGGTTGTTCCCCTATACATTTTTTCTTATGCGACCATAACCCTTGACGGTGTTTATATTCCTTACCACATTCACATATAAACCCCTGCTCTGAGACTTTTGAGAATTTTATGCCATCAATTGTCACTGTTCCGTCATTCTTTTTGTGTTTACTAGACAATAAATGTTTCTTGAAATCACTTTTCCTAGAGCATTCATAGTCACAACATTTGCACCTGAGAGTTTCTGAGAATTTTTGAGAATTTTTGTCATTCATTTGTCTCCTAAATAGAGGACAGAAAATTCTCTTAAATCCTTTTCCGCAAAAATAGTGAAAAATTATCGTAACATTTTTTTCCAACTTTAAAATGTTTTTTAAACCATTAAGCTCACAAGGGGGAATTTTTGACCCGTTTTTCATAAAACCTCGGCACTTTTGAAAATTGGACATTTTTTTTGTCCATTTTTAATTTTTGGAAACACTTTTGACCCTTTTTAATTCGAATATTTCGCCCTTACTGAACAATTAGAATCAAAAATAATATACTGTGGATTTTGTACTCTTTGCAATGTAAATGTAAAATAACAAACAACGATTTGTTATCTTAAGCCAACATTTATATTTTGGGAATTTAAAGAACCCGGTTTTTCGTTTCATCAAATGATTCTGTACGAACCTTGAAAAAAGGACCATCTACTAATGAATTTGATCTGATTGTTTTTCCACTACTTGAAGCAAGTGTTACCTTTCCAGTTAACTTGTCAAAATTCAACAAACAAACCTCTTCCATTTCATGCGCCTCCTTTTTAACACGTTTTGCCGGAGCTCTATGAGCAAATCCAGTTTCACGCTCCTTTAGAATTGTGTCCCACACGCTCGCAAGCTGTCCAATGTTATCCTGGAACCACTTTCTATTACGTAAAACAAGAACACAACTGACCTCCTCCAAACGCCAATAAATATTCTTAATCCACGTCAAACCATTCTTTTTGCATTCAGCCGTCTGCTCAGGCTCCCAAGTAGAATCATAATATTCTTCAACCATATTCAACGGCTTGTACACATATTTGGGCTTCCCTTCTGCCGAAGAGAAATACATAATAATGCCCTTCTTTTCTCCCTTCTCAGATGTAAGAAATGTTCCATCGGCCTTAAAATCTGCATGCGAACCGTATTCAACAAACCTAGTCTCCAAAAAGTCGCATTCATTCAAATTGCAAGTCTCCATTTGCAATTGCATCTGAATCCAGTATTCCTTTTTGGGAATTCCATCTATGTCACGGTTCACAATATTCTTAATTTCAAGCATTCTTCCAAACCTTGGCAAAGATTGGTCACTTACAATTCCGTCTGGTGAAGCTCCTAGAAACTTGTAAATATCGTGTTGAATGCAACCATACTCTGAAACCTTTGTTTGAAACCGATCTTCGTAATACATTATAGAAATCGGTTCATATTTTTGCCCATGATGCATTGCCGTTGTTGTGTTAACTGCCTCAGATTTTGCATCTAAATCTTCAATAAGAAGTGGTTGGCACTTCTCGTAAATCAACTGATTTCTTGCAGAGTCATTTTCAAAAGCTTTGTATGCGTTACTTGCAGTAATCAATTTGTGCCGGGTTTCATACCACTCTTTTGTCCGTTGTGTTGCTTGTGGGACGTTTGCCAATTCAATCAATCTCGCTTTAACGCGGTCTCTCTCTTTCTCAGACATTCTTGTTTCAAAAGTATCATTATAAGACCGCCTAGGAATAATTTGCGTATAAAACAAATCCACAGCAATATCAATAATATCATCCAACTCTTCTTCCAAATCAGCATTAGTCTCAAAAAAATTGTCAAAATGCATAAACAACAGTTCTTTAACGTTTTCAATCATTGTCTCGTGAAAATCGGGTTCAGAAACTGCAGAAGGATTTTCATCAATATAATCGGTCAATAATAGCATAGTTGTATTTATAATATCCTCTTCTTCTTCTGCGGGGATTAATGCAGCGTCTTCTTCTGGAATAACATCGTCAAGAACATCCAATAGTTCTTCAAGCTCTCCTAACAACATAATAGTTCACTATATATTATGTTGTTATCTGTTTATATTATTAACAATTATCATTATCTGAATCCGAGTTTTCAATGGTGATTGCTGCGCTTTTTACTGTTCCCTTTGTACCCTTCTTTGGTGGCAAACTTTTCAAGGTTGAAACGCGCTTATCAATATTTTTAAGCGTAAAATGGTTGGTTGCCTTATTAAAATGCAACGCAGGAATATCCTTTATTTCTCCGGTTAACTTGTCGTAATCAACGTCTTTAACTCGCTGCAGTTTCTTTCTGTCCAAACTGTCCCGTAGAAAGGCGTATAAAGCGCTTTCTTCCTCTGAGGTTAAATTATTCTTCTTTGCATATTCTTCAGTGTACTGAAGCAATTTCTTGGTCTTGACTGTTTTATCCAGTTTGCTCCAAGGCTCATTTTGTTTATTTAATTTATTGTCCTCCAAAAACTTTTCCAAGTTACTAAGGTCGCTGGAAGATTTAGTTTCCGGCATAGCGGTGCCACTTAGCAGCATTGTTTTATATTTAATATTTTTGAGTTCAATGCACTCGTCTTTGTTTGTTTCTGTTGTCGCCATATACTATACTATATCGGTTTAAGTTTAATTCACTTTTCAATATATAGATATTATTTTATCCAGGTAATATATACTATTATGTCTTGTTATGTTTCTTATAAAAAAAAGAATATGCTGAAAACAGCAGATTATTTATTAAAACAACACTGTTGTGACCAAAATAGTTGCAATCAATTAGTAGATGATTTGCAAGATATACAGTTCAAATGCAACGATGCATTTAAAAATGACGGCAGAAATAGTTTAGACAGCGATGAAAAAGGAAACATTGAAGGAACCGTTTGTTATCAATTGAGAGATAAAAAAAATAGAATATTAAGTAAGTTTAAAAAATCAAAATTAGGAGGAAATAAAAAGTTGAAAAAAAAAACTAGAAAGTTCCCAAAAACGCGAAAAAATAAAAGAAGCAAGCAAAATAGAAAAACTAGTAAAAATAAAACAAATACTAGAAAAACTAGATAAGATAATTTTTTATTCTCTAGTTAGCAACACATCTATAAATGGCTTGATCGCAAGATCTTATATAATCAGTAAATGTATAGGTGGTGGATTGAGTTGCTGTAAATGTTAACGGAAGACTGGTATATGTTGGGTTACCTCCGCGAAATCCAATGGGGTCTTGATTATTTTTGGACCCTCCAGTATTTGGATCAGCTCCGGCACCAAATCCAGTTAATCCTCCTGTAAAAGTAGGGCAAAAAGTATTTGTTGCATTGTCTGTAATAATATTATGTGAAGTTGTAGATGTAACTTTTGTTATATCGGAGAATTTATATATAGTATATATAGAATTTTTTGTTAACCCAGAAACTGTAATTTTCAACGTTAATACATCCCAATAAGGAGTCATATTTGAATATAAAAAGTTGTCAGAAACATCGTCTGAAGAATCTTTAACGCTGGGTAGTTCATAAGTTTTATCAACGGTTATTTTAACCGGCAATAACGCTTTTCCGTTTTGATCCTTATCGGTGAGATTTGACAAAGAAATTCCAACGTTTCCAAAGACTACGTCCGTAACTGTTTCGGTGTATGTTTTTTTTTCAAATTTTGGAATTGTGTAAATATAAGGCAATGCATCACTATTTGAATCACTGCGCGAAAGTACTGATTTAGATAAATCCATTTGAAAAAATAAAGGTGATTTATCAGGAGCTAGATATGATTTGGGATTAGAATATTGAGACAAATTTTTTGCAGCACTAGTGTCGTCTAATTCTATATCACAGTTATTTAACGAATAATTTTTATAGTTTCCAAGATCATTAATCCACACCGATTTGTCTGATATATTTGAAAGCAATACAATGTGATCATAATTAACATCCCACCAAGGAGTTGGCGTGCCATCTGAGTTATAAAACCATTTTTTAAATTTTTTTCCATTTTCAAATACACCTATTATAATTGCCAGAGTATCTGTTGCATTAAAATTTGTTTTCAACCACGATAAATAGTCGTCAGTTGATTTTGTTATTATTTTTTCGTTTTTAGCAGAAATCTGTGGGGCTCCTCCTATAAATACATCTTTTACACCAAGATGACAAGCTAATGCAACATATTTTGCAGTTGTTTCTATTAAAAACTGATTTTCTCTATCTCCTTGATTGCGATTGGCATTTTTGCTTGCAATATTAGCAGCTAAATCTCTTATATAAAATTGCGAAAAATACTGTCCAACCATTAAATTTGCAGTAATTAAAGAGGCTTCTCCACAATATCCCCAATTTTCATCCCATTGATGTCGTATGGGCATATTTTTAGGATTATTTATCTTTGTATCCGAAATTACTCCTTGGGTTGTATTCACCGCTGCTGGTTGGGTTGTAGTTGCAAACGCTAATAGGGGTTTATCAGAATTTAACTTTTTTTCCTTAATATTATTTATTAATTGTAAAAAATTTTTTATTGCCAGATTATTTTGTACTTTATTTTTTACAAAATTACGCAACGTCGTTTTAGGTGTTACTTTTAAATTGTCGCGCAAACGCAACCCCTCTAAGGCTTTTCCATTAACCAATAAATCTTGATTCATAGCTTGTTATAATAAATATTTATATATAAATTTTCGCCAAATTTTTTATTCAAACAAATTTATAACCAACTTAGAATTTTATACTTATATTAAATATGGAGGACGAAAAAAAAATCACAATTCAAGGAACGTCCAATAGATATCAAATAAATAAATTAAAAAAAGAAGAAAAAGTTGTAAAAATTAGGAAAACCGCAGAAAAAATGAGTCTTCCAGAAGATTATTATTTATTAGAAAACCAACAGTCAATTGTAAAGGATTTACAAGAGAAAACCTATATATTTTTAAAGCAAGACAATTGTCCACAAGTTTTGAATCAAATAGATAAGAAACTTGCAAGTTATAAACAACAGGATATTTTAAAGAAGAGATATAACGAATCATTATTTATTAAAACCGACGACACGATCAAACTTTTAAATAAAAGCAATATGTTGTGTCATTATTGCCGGGAGAAAACCTTTTTACTCTACGACATTGTGAGAGAAATGAACCAATGGACTTTAGACAGAATTGATAATGATATGGGTCACAATAGTGGAAACCTTGTAATTTCGTGTTTAGCTTGCAATTTAAAAAGGCGAAGAACCGGAAAGGATGCTTTTTTATTTACAAAACAATTAAATATTGTTAAAAGTTAAACATTATAATATAAATTAAATATTATAATGGAAAATTCACAATCAAACAAAAAAGTAACATGGAATGATTGGATAGAGTGGAAATGGACCCAAGGAGAACCATATCAAAAAAGCGCTAGAAGAAACAACGCAACCAATGTTTCGCAATTTGAATCTCAAATTAATTATGACGACAACCCACAACAAAATGCAAACGTTGCGCTTCAACAAGCGCTATTATCTGAAAATGATGTTTGGAGTTTAGAAGAGCAACAAGTGTTTGTTAATCCAGATAAGCCTATGAACAAGAGAGAGAATACATATAATAAAATGGCGGAGAGAGAAATGGTTGGGCAAATAGGCATGAATCCATTCATGCAAAGAAATTATCTTGAAGACGTAATGGTTCAAGAAAATTTTTTAAAGCCTATTAGCACTTCCTTAGAAAGGGAGAAATTCAAAGAGGAAAGCTGAGTTATTGCATGGGTTTACCCATCATTCCCATGGCCTCTCTGGCTCTTTGTCCAGGATTGGTGGCAGGGATCATTGAAGCGGAGGCAGTCTTAACGACTTCCATAGCCATGACAAAAACGCCAAGCATAAGCAAAAATGGCAACAACACTAAGAACCAAGAGATACCCTTGTATCCCTTGGAACATAAAAAGTTCAAGAACCAAGTCCAGGCCGCAATAAAGATGCCCTTAGTTATAAGACTCATAAGTTGAAAGTTTTTGAACAATGCAATAACAAGGCTGATGGCGGCAAGGACAAAGTAAACCAACGCGGGTGTGCAAAGTTTAGACAAATCCATTATATATTTATATTATATAAAAATTTTAATAAATCGTTGTTTATTAAAATTTGATGATAAGTATTTAAAAAGACAACAAAGTATCTTAATAATGGCGACAAGTGGATATACAACGCAAAATGATTTATTGTTAAATAATTTGATGGACTTTTATAAGGATGAAGAAAATCTGAATACTATGCTAAAAATAATTACAGGAGAATCAAAAATTTCCTTAAGAATTGTTGATTGGTTTGCAACAAATTATGCTAAAAAATATTATACCCTATATAATTTTCAAGATTCTAATGGGTTCTTGCGAAGATTCAAGGTTTATGTTGACTATAAGCTAAAATTAAAAGCGTATAGTAAGAAACGTTTTGACCCGTTTTGTCGTTGGGATAGAATAAGCATTCCTTATAAAGGAACTTCCTGCATTGAGACTACTATTGGTCAGCTGAATTTTTTCAAATGGACACTTGAAAACAAGGTAATTCAATACATTGAAGATAATTATGATACAATAGAAAAGGATATGAATAGTCGCAATAGCACTAGCAAACGCAAAGAACAAATTATAGAGAATACTAATTGCAAAACTAGAAAGAAGAGAGAAGAATTGTCTATTTCAGCGACAAAGAGCATCAAGAAGGAAAAAGTTGAGATTGTTGTAAATTTTAATTAGATATTACAAAATATTACTAATATCTAATTACACCGTCCGAATTTATATTTAGAGATTGAACAAATTATTGCACATGACCGCACAATTTGGCGAACCCAAACCAGTCGCAATATCAAAATTTTGCACAGCGCTAAATTTTATTTGACTATTTTCACCAGTACCAACGCAGGTTCCAATAACTACATCAGCAAACATGGATTTATATAAATCAGGGTTATATAAACATTGCTGAACATTGTTAGAAGGAACTTGGAATTTTGGATAAGTCGTCGTTAGCGCAGATTTTCCAGAATTAAATCTTTGCTGATTTGCTATAGATAACATTCCGGCAAAAATAGGGGCTGCCGCAGAGGTTCCTCCAATGCAATTCCATTTACCGGCACAAATGATGTGAATACCGCTTACTGGGTTTGAGACTAAACTTAAATCTGGTATGCATCTATATTTTGAACTAGTATTAACTGCATTTTGATAAGCTGGTTTTAATACGCTTTTTGAATACCCACATCCAGCGCTAGGCCAAGTAAATTCTGTTCTAGAAGCAGGAGAAATATCGGACGGCGTCCATAACAATGTTGTCCCTCCCACCGCAACGCAATTTGATGAAACTGCTGGCCACGAAACATAATTGGCGTCACCAGAAGCTGCACAGTAACATATATTTGGATTGGAAAAATATGAAGAATATGCGGCCCCGGAAAAACTAGCAGAATCATCACCACCCCAAGACATTGATAATACATCGGCGCGAATATTATTTTCAGCATAATTAACAGCATTCAACAAATCTTTAGTTGCGCTTGATTTTGCTTCAACAACGTAAATATCCGCGTTGGGGTTAACTGTACATATGATCTGCAAGTCCATACAAGATTCACCACTCCAATTACTATTTATTGTCGCACCCGGCGTTGTATAAATAGTTACATTTGGTGGGGTTGAATTAGGTCCAAAGTTTGATGGACTAGTCCAATAACTATATAAGTCGTCTTTTAGTTTTGGGTATGTATGCGCTATTATAATAGCAATTTTAACCTTTTTTGCCATTTCATTACTATTACTCAATATAGATGGTTTTATTGAAGGAATATTATATAGGCTCAACAATTGAATTCCATTAAACCCAATTGATGGTGCATTAATGTAACTGTTTGCAAGAGAATTAGTCGCAGCAGTTATTGCGTAATTATTGCAAGTTTCAGTCTCTTCTTTTGATGATTCGGTGTTTTGTTGTTCTATTATTTTTTTTGTTTCGTTCATTTTTTCCTTTAAACGTGCCGCATTTGTTGCAATGCTTTGTTGATAAAGTTTTAATGTATTTATAATATTTTGAGAAACTGCTAAATTTTCTAGCTTTTTAGTTGTTTTTCTGTTACCAAGCGCAAACATTTTATACTATAATATAATATATTATAAAATGCAAATTTTATTATTCAAACTTCTAATTACGTGGGAACTGTCGTTAATCTCACTATTGGCTTAATGTTTCTGTATTTTTTATCATGTTTTATCAAAATGCAGAGCATTCTGATAAATTTATATGCTGCCGTTGGATTCAAAACTTTGAAAACGCGAATTGTGTGAACGAGTTTATTTAAAATGTATGACCTTTCTGAAAACTTTGCCCAATCTGGTTTCCACCTGCTCCAAGCAGTTCTATCATATATTTGATCGCTTTTTTCTTTACCCGTTAGTAGAGTAAAATACGTAGGTTGTGAGCAAATGTGCATGAGAAATGACCGAAGAGTGAGCAATGATAGGTTATTAGATATCAATTTAAAAGGCTTATACCGCTCTTCAATCATTTCAGTACGAATTTCATATGGCAAATAGGATTCAATAATATCAACAAGAACTTCTGGCAGTAATAAAACCTTGTTCAAATCAAGACGTTTATTGGATGCAATGGCGCTCTCTTTCGCAGACTTCTTTTCATTAGAAACCAATCTCCTTGTATCTTGCTTCAACATCACTACTTGTGCAGCTAAATTTCTCTTATAAATAATGTTATCGTATATTCTTTTACAACGATTAAAAACAACCATCTCTCTACCCAATCGTTCTTTCAAATCTGCAATTATCCATTTCATTTCCTGAAGTCGCTTTTGTATTTTGTCGTACGAACCAGTAATTGTGATTGGTCCATTAATTTGTTCGCGCAACATGCATACTCGTTCGTTTGCATTGTTGTAGTCAGTAAATATTCTTTGAAAATCTTCCTCTTCAGCTGCCTTTTTTTGAGCTTTTTTTGAAGCAACTTCTTGGCGTTTTTGCGCATTTGCCAGAAGCTTTTCTTCTTTTGTTTGAATTTGTTCTTCCTGCATTGTTTAATTTACTTCCATTTTTATTAAAAGTTATATAGTTCAATTTTTATTTAAATTTTGAGCAACAATGTAATGTTGGGTTTGTGGTTTTAACGTGTCATTTATTTTACGATTCGCCAAGTCATTGCATTCTTGAATAGAATTTGCCAACGTTTGTTGAACTGGTGGAGATTTTTGAGTAAAGGATGAAGGTCCTCTTAAACTTCCGCGCAAACCCAGTTCTCGCGCCACTTTCAAATAACGAATTGCGTCAATGACAACGCCTGCACTATTTGGGCTATCGTAAACCGACAATTGTGCGTCCAATACAACAGGACTCCCCATAAATCCTTCAAGTTCTACGTGAAAGTTGGCTATTTTATTGTCTTTGTAATACGCAATATATTCAGATGGCCCTGCGTGAAAAAATGTGTTAGAAGAAACATTGTTTATTTTGTCTTGCGAGGTTAAAACATTTTCTTTAGAAATTTTTTTACTTTGTACTCTTGATTTGTCGGTCATATTTAAAAAATCTGTATTTCCTCCTATATTTCTTTGAATATGACATTTTACCTTATGACCGCGCAGAATTGCTAGTTCTTGTATCATCTGGGATAAAACGCTTGCACCAAATTGACTTTTCATGTCATCTCCAATAATGGGAATATTCGCGTCTACGAATTTTTGTTCCCAACTGGGATCAGATGCAATAAAAACGGGAATGCAATTTAAAAAACTTGTTTTAGATTCTATACAACACTCTGCGTAATATTCTGTCGCTTTTTGAGAACCCACCGGCAAATAATTTATAAGAATATCTATTTTATTGTCAATTAATAGAGAAACCATCTCTTCTTTCTTTATTTCAGGTTCATCGGATAAAATAAATGTTTCATCGGGTGAAAAATTAGAAGTATTGCTGTTGGTTATTTCGCATACTCCGTCCATTATTGTCCCCATTTTAACTATTGGACCATCTTCCATTTTTTCCATTGAAAGAAACAATGGAGTGCAATTGGGTTTTTCTACTATAGCATATTTTAGAGGCTTTCCAACTTTTCTTTTGTCAACGTCAAACGCCAAAACAACTTCAACATTTTCTACTAAATAACCACCAATATCTTTTTTCATAAGTCCCGTACATTCGGTATTATTTTTATAAAAGTGAAGCCCCTGATACAACGATGAGCAACAATTACCAATTCCTAAAATAGCAACTCTAATATTTTTCTTGCTTCCTTGCATTATATATATATTAATAATATTTATATTAAAAGAGCAACGCATTTTAGTGGATGTGGTATCAAATATTTTAGGAGTTATTATAGATTAGTTAAATTTTATTTGAATTCATGGCTTAAATGCAAATTAACAATAAATTCATGGGAAATTCTCAGTCTATGCAAAAAATTAATTTTGAAGATATACAGACTGCATGCAAAAATCCAGAAATATATTTACTAATTAATACACTTCCAGAGTCGGAACAAAGTTGTCTAATAGTAAACACGGTTCCGGCGCAAAAAGAAGAACATATAATCAATCATCACATGTATTCAAGCAAACGCATAAGAATACTAATATATGGGCGCAACTCTAGCGACGAAAATGTGTATAAAAAATACGATCAACTCGCAAAGTTGGGGTTTTCAAACGTATTTATTTATTTGGGAGGACTTTTTGAATGGCTCATGTTGCAGGATATTTACGGTTGCGATGAATTTCCAACGACAACAAAGCAAATAGACTTTTTAAAATACAAACCTCATCCAAGATTAAATATATCATTAATTGAAAATTAATTTTGATCTTGAAATTAATCCACAGTTTTCAACAGTCCCTCGTTGCTTAAAGCGTCTGCTCTCTTGTTATCCTTTCTGTAAACATGATCATATTCTATTTTGTCCAAGTTATTTGCCAGAGCTTTTACAGTATTGTGCAACTCTAATAAATTTGCTGAGTTTACTTTGTATTCTCCTCGCATCTGTTTGATGACAAGCTGACTATCTCCATTTACTAACAGCGACTTTATTTGTGTGTGATTTACGACGTAATTAAGTCCAATAAGTAGTCCAGTGTATTCTGAGTGGTTGTTAGTTACCCGTTTTCCTACAAACACTGAATCACACCATATTTCTTGGTCGTCTTTATATAAAACAGCGCCGGCGCCGCCTGGACCAGGATTGCCTTTGCTGCATCCGTCAAAATATAACTTATATATTGGTTCTTCATATTTAGATTTATTATCTTTATTATTTTGCTTGTCTAAAACAGTTGCAAGTGGTAGTTTAATTACTGGTGAAAACATGTCTTATTGATATATAAGAATATATATTTGTATATCAATTTTTTGCTTTATAGTTTTTATTATAAAATATCAAGACAAAACCTGCAAATTTACATGGAGCATTAATAATAAAAATTATTTATTTGTTTCATATTTAAACTCGGTTAATTCCGTGAAATAATTCTATTAATTATGTATACATATTTACTGTCGCGATTTATATATAGAGATAGGTTCACTTTATCGCCAGGCAATAACTTAATATCATATTTTTTTAAGGTTTTACCACGAAATCCAAATACTTCTGTTTTTGAGTCATCATTTAATTTAATTTTGTACTTATTTTTTGTCAATACGTCCAAAATTGTACCATTAACGTCTTGGAATTTATCAAACCAATATGTTTTTGCGTAGTTCGTAACTTCATTCAAATTATTGCGTGCCTTTCTATTAGAAAAAAAATAAACTCCGGCCGCAGAAATAGCTAAAATAACTCCGGATCTAAATGCTACGTCTCTTTTCATTATTTATATATATTAGCAATAAAATTATTTCTATTTATCCTTTTTGTTTTAATAACATTGTATATTAAAATGATATTTAAAGGAATACTTATTACTCTATTTGTTGAGCTTCTAACGCTTGGAAAGTCGGAGACAGAATGTCCTACTGTTCCAACAAGTCCTGTTAGTCGTATTTTGAAGGAAAACCCAACTTTTAAAATAATGCAATACAATGTAGAATGGTTTTTCATTGATTATTTTGCTGCATCAAATTGTCCTGGGGATGGCTGCAGTTGGACAAATGTGAGCGAGGCTACAACTCATCTAGAAACTGTTTCAAAAGTCATTGCCGAATTAAGCCCCGACATTGTCAATTTTTGTGAGGTAGAAGGGTGCGACGAATTGAACCAGTTGGTCACCAGCTTAGGAGAAAAAAACGGATATAAACCCTACTTAAAAAAAGGCACCGACTCAGCAACCGGTCAAAACGTTGGAATGATCACTAGAATTGACCCCAATGTCAATCTCTTTAGAACAGAAGAAAAAATAAGTTATCCTATTAGCGGTTCCAATTGTGGATTCACTGGAGCACCGAGTCAAACCGGCGTAAGCAAACATTATTTTACTGAATTCAAGTTCTATGGTCGCAGTGTTTTATTTGTTGGAGCTCATTTGGTCGCCTTTCCAACAGATTCTTCAAGATGCGCTCAGAGAGAAGGCCAAGCCCAAGTACTCCAAAACGTTATTTATCAATATGCTAATAAAGGATATGAAATTATGGTTCTTGGTGACTTTAATGATTTTGACGGAGAAATAATGGACGCAAATAATAATAAACCTACTTCACGTGTGTTAGATATTATGAAAGGAAACTTTGGAACATATGCTGGAAAATATGAATTGAAAACTGCAGAGGAAAAAATGCCACAGAATTTGCGTTTTTCTGACTGGTGGGATAAAAATAACGATTGTGTTTCCGTGTCCACTGAATTTTCTCTCATTGATCACATATTGGTAACACCATTTTTATATAATAAGATTGTAAAAGCGTATATATATCAAGGGTATACAGAATTCTGTGGAACATATAATTCAGACCATTATCCTGTGATTATTGAATTGGATGCAAATATTTAATTAGAGTTTAATGCTTTCGGGAGGGGTCGTAGGGTCTGGAAATCCTTCGGATTTCTGATGACCTTGGTTCCCTACAAAAAAAATGAATTTAAATAATCAATATCAAAATAATGTAAATTTGATATTGATATGGATCCAGAGAAAAAGGAAAAAAAAACAGAAAAAGAAAAGACTAAAAGAATTTATAGAAAGAAGTGTCGTGGTGGTCTAGATAAATGCAAAAACTATATTGGAAATTATAAGGATGTTGAAGGCATTGGTTGCTGCGAACAATGTGACAAATGTGTTGATGAAAATCCATATGATCCTTATTGGGAGCATATGGAACAAGAGTTTGAAAATTCAGACGAATGCAAAGAACTAGAAGAAAAAGGATTGTTGGAAGACGGTGACTCGTGTGATGCTGCTTATAAGAAGTATCATAAAAGTTATGAGCCATGGCCGATTATGAGAAGACGCGCGGCAAAAAAATTTAATTAATATATTTACATATTTTATAATGAACTTATTTATTTTTTTAATTAAAATTATTGAATATAAATTGTCTCGCGATAAAAAATCTAGCATATTAGAGATAAAAAATATGTTAAGCGATGCGGGTCCAATTTGGCAAAAATTTGGGCAAGTATTGTCTTATCAGGAAGAATTAATTGGTGATGAGCTAGCAAGGGAATTGCAAACATTTCTTGTAAGTTGTCCAACACACAGTCATGAATATTCGATAAAAACAATGAAAGAAATGTTTGGTGATAAATATAACGTTAATAATATAAATGATGAAACTCTTTTAGGGTCTGGAACAATTGCACAAGTATATAGAATAGACGAAATAGTTATAAAAATATTGCATCCGAATGTTAGAGAAGAAATTAAGCGAGCAAGCAAAAAATATGAAGATTCAATAAAAAACTCATTTTTCTTCCCCAAAAAACTAACAATATTTTGCGATTTCTTTTTTGAATCTCTTTTTGCACAACTTGACATGGAAAAAGAATATAATTCTGGAGTAATTATAAAAGATTTACTAAATCACGAGGATAATACAGAATTGCAAAAAATATTTATATTTCCACAAATGATTAATTATTATAGAGAATGTATTGTTATGAGTTATGAAGAATGTCAACCAATTTTATTAAACTGTCGCGATGTAATAGATAAGCGCGTTCTTTTTAAGGCGTGTATGTGCGTAACATTTTTTCAATTGGCGTGCATTCAAAAAGGGTTCGTGCATTGCGACATGCATTATGGAAATTTTGGAATACGCAATTGCTTATCTTATGAAGATATGAAAATAGTTGTCTACGATTTTGGGTTAATGGTTGACGAACGACATTCTTGTCAAGAATTAAGAAACGATATATCACATGCGCTAGCATTCAATGATATTATGGAGATGGCGTCTGTTATTTTTAAAAATAATAAAAATTATGATACTCACATGGCTGCAATAAAAAAAACAGTTTCTCAAGATTTTGAAAAAGATTTTGAGCGTTTACTTATTTACACTACAATGAAGTCAATTGAGATTGACAACTCTGTTTTTAGAATGTTAGGATCCTGCGAAAAATGTAAAGCACTGCACTTTATTGCGCTTGAATTATCAACTGTTCCGAATATGGGAGAAATTAATGACTTGACGCCAATTCCGGATAAAAATCAAATGATCAAAATCTTTAAAGATTATTTGGAATACAATGAATTTGTTTCATTAAAAAAATTATTGTGTACATAGTTTTTATATTTATATATTTATTTATATATAATGGCAGAAAATAGACGACATCTTCCTGAACAAGATTATGAAGATCCAAACAATATATCTACTTATGATTTTATTTATTTTGTTCAGGATTATAGACCATTTTTACTATCGTATATAAATGATAAATATCGCGACGACCCAGACGAGGTTGGATATTTAACGTCGTTTATAGACGTATGTGAAGGAATAAACACCACCGCAGAAGACGACGGATCGTTTGAACAATATCGCCCTACAATTGAACCTTTAATGGAATGGGTTACACTCTGGGCTCAGAGTATGAATGAGTTTTACGCACAACAACAACAAGAACAACCCGGTGGTCCAACAGGCGTTGCTAGCAGAACACGATCAAAGCACCCATCAAGTGTGTTTGAAATTCCTCCAAATAAAAAAGGAACGGATACATTTACATTTGCCCCAACAAGACAAGAAGGTGTTAGAATTACGTTAAGTGATGGTAAAGAATATACTTATCCGGAGATTAAAAATATGTGGAATTGGAATAAAACTATAACTCCAAGGCGTCATTCTTACACAGAAGAAGATAAGAATAAAATTGCACAGCTAATAGAGTTTGCAACAAAAGGTGGTAAAAAAACGAGAAAAAATAAAAGAAATTCCAAAAAAACAAGAAAGGTAAGAAAAAACAAATCTAAAAAGGTTAGAAAAAATAAAAGAACTAAAACTAGACGATGAATGTATTTATTATACTTTTGATTTAGAATGGCCTGTTATACTCTGCAAATTGATAAACTGTTGTGGGGTTTTGCTTATCTTTTGCATCTTCAATGCAATAAATAAACTCTTTAATTTTATCAACCCAATCATTTACAATTGTAGCATTCTGATAAATGTCAACGTTTCCGTCCAACCTGAGGATTGGTGAATCAGACATAACAGACATCATGTAGTCGTGGTAATTACCGCAATTTTGCAAATATTCTAGCGGAATACAATCCTCGCCCTCTCTAGAGCGCTTCATAATTCTTTGATGACAAATCTCAGGAAGAGTATTCACATAAATCAATCCAGCAATGGGGAATTCTTGTGCAAACGTGTCAAACCATTTTCGGTAAATCTGATAATTGACGTCTTCAATCTTTTTGTCATCAAATAACATCTGCGCAAACACGTGCTTGTCTGTGTCCAAGCTGCGTTCCGTAATGAAAATTTTTGCCTCGGGATTTTCCTTTACAGCTTGTTTAAACGTTGCAAGTCTGGAAATATATGCCATCATTTGAAATGGAAATGAATATCTCTCTTGATCGCCATAAAATTTTTGCAACATGGTGCAGCCATTGGCGTCCTTAATTGTTTCCCATTCATCAACAGGCTCTTTCAGAAAGACAACGCTCGGATTGCCTCTCAACACCTCCTTTAAATTGGCAAGAAGTGTTGATTTTCCGGAACCAATGTTCCCCTCAATTGAAACAAAATTAGGTTGCATTGTTGCCGACATCGTTATATATTGGGTGTTTTTCTTTTTTAAGCCATTATTAAGATCAATTTTAAAATAAAATTGAAATGAAAATATAAAGTTATAATCGTATTAAATACTAATATACATCAGACATGGATCTAACTCAAAGAAAGCTTAACAGGTCAGAATGGGAATCCATTGAGGTTCCTGTGTCAGCGGAAGAAAAAGAAGTTTTGCAATTAATCATTAATGGCACATCAGCTGTTAATATAAAGTATAATAAAGACATTTCACTGCTTTCATATTTGAAGATTGAAAATAACAATGAAATGGAAGACTATCTATATAACAAATATTTTGACGAAAGAATAAAAAAACTTAAAACAAAGTGTCCAAAAGGCGGTCAGACTTTGGAAGTGGGTGCAAATAGCAATCCAAAATTGAAGAAGGCTGATTTAATTAGATTGGATAGAAACGATGTTTCAAGAATACCTGTGGTTTATGAGACGTTACTACTTGATGTTCTTGAAAAGTTGATGACGTGCAAGGAGAAGGGTTCAAATGAATGGCTTTTGCATTATTTTACAATGTATAAATTAAATAAAAATACTATTTCAAATGTTAATAAACACGTGAAGCAGTTGGTTGCAAACGTTCTAGCCAAATTTGAGGAGGAAATTAACATGACAACCATAATAGAAAATTCAGTGGAGTATATTGAAAGAAATGAATTGTTGCTCAAACATGCCGACATGATGTTATATGAGCATCAAAAAGAGATTTTCACTGTAATGAAAAATCCTCATTTTGCTGAACGTCTTGAAAAATTCATGGAAAATAAAAAGTTTGGAGATGATGACGACTCTTCTGATGAGGATAAACCTGAAACAATTTTCAAAACTAATAGAGAAACCGAAATTCCGTCCATAGTGCCAAAGCTAGTATTATATATTGCGCCAACTGGAACAGGAAAGACTTTGACACCAATTGGACTTTCTCAACAGTTTCGCGTTATCTTTGTGTGTGCGGCGCGACACGTTGGTTTGGCAATGGCTAGGTCAGCCATTTCAATGGGTAAAAAAATTGCGTTTGCATTTGGATGTGCCAGCGCAAATGATATCAGGTTGCATTTCTTTGCGGCGAAAGAGTATAAGAAACACAGAAAGTCTGGTGGAGTTGGAAAGGTGGATAACAGTGTTGGAGATAAAGTGGAGATTATGATTTGCGATGTGCACTCTTATTTGTTTGCAATGTATTATATGCTTGCATTCAACCCTGCAGAAAACATTGTTACTTGCTGGGACGAGCCAACGATTGCAATGGATCGCGAAGAACACGAACTTCATTCATATATTAATAGTAACTGGAGGGAGAACTTGATTCCAAACATGGTTTTATCATCTGCAACTTTGCCAAAGTTGCACGAACTGCCAAATTCAACGCGAAATTTTGCGGAGAAGTTTCCAGGCGCCCAGATTCACAATATTGTTAGTCATGATTGCAAAAAATCTATTCCAATTATTAATAAGAGCGGGTATGTGGTGTTGCCCCATCTTTTGAGTCAAAATTATGACACTATATTGGAGATTGCTAGGCATTGCGAACAAAATTTGACTCTGTTGAGGTACTTTGATTTGAACGAAGTTGTTAAATTTATTATCTTTGTAGAAAAAAACAATTTTGTAAGCTCAAATAGCGCAAAGATAGACAGAAGTTTTGCCACATTGGACGACGTGACCATGCAAAATATCAAGTTGCATTATTTGAAGTTGATTGGAAAGATTAAAGCCGAAACTTGGATGAAGATTTACACATCACTAACAATGGGGAGAGAACGCAGAATTCCTCAGAATAGTAGTATTGATGAAAAAGGGAATAAACTTAGAAAGGTTGTCAGCATTGGACCTGGTGTTTATGCTTCGCAATCAAATGCAGGAAAACCACTTACAAAGATGATGAGCGAGCAAATTGTTAGCCCTTCTGCCGTGCAAGAAAAAGATCAAGGAAATAGCGCCATTTATGTTAGCACAAAGGATGCTTATACTCTTACAGATGGACCAACCATCTTTCTGGCAGAAGATGTTGAAAAGATTGCCAAATTTTGCATTCAACAGGCGAACATTCCAGTTCAAGCAATGGAGGCAATTCTTGAAAAGATTGAATATAATAATCGCGTGAATGAGAGAATAGATGAACTTGAAAAGAACTTGGAAACTTTAGAAGAGAAGAGTAAAACCAAGGTTTTGGAGGCAGATGGTGGCGGCAAATTTGGCGGAAAAAACTATTCCAAGAAGGATGATGGTAAAAAAAACAACGTGCCAAATGAAAACAATAAGGACATGAATAAAATTAATGAGGAGCTTGACAAGTTGCGTGCAATGATCAAGAGTGCGGAATTGAATGAGACGTTTGTTCCAAATAAGGTTATGCATCTGAGAAAATGGACAGAATCACAAAACACAAACGCTGCGTTTACAAGCGACATAGACGACCAAACGGTTATTGAAATTATGATGTTGAAGAATGTTGCAGACAACTGGAAGGTTTTGCTGCTAATGGGAATTGGCGTCTTTACAAATCACCCAGATATTACATACACTGAAATTATGAAGAAGTTGGCGGATACACAGAAACTATACATGATCATTGCATCAAGCGATTATATTTACGGAACTAATTATCAGTTCTGTCACGGATACTTGAGTAAAGACTTGGTTTTGACTCAAGAAAAAATGGTGCAAGCTCTTGGACGCATTGGACGAAACAATATCCAACAGACATATTCGGTGCGTTTGAGGGATGACGAACAAATTAACAAATTGTTCTACGCGGAACATGATAAGCCGGAGGTAAAAAATATGAATAAATTGTTCAGCGGCGAAGAGGTTAAAACAAAGTAAACGCTAAATGTATAAATAAAGCATCTCGTAAATTATTCTTCAGCTAAATGTTAATTGTATTTATTGTATTTTTTTTATGATTTACAATTATAGCTGTATTGCTTTTCATGTTTTTTGCTGTTGGTGACAATTTGCAGCTAGAAATAATTATTCCATCTGGAATTATATCAACATATATATCTAATCCGCCTGCAATAAACTTGGAATCGTTTTTAATTATTTTTGCTATTAAAATGTAATCGTTGTGCGCAAGAATTATATTAGATCTGTTTACTAATTTTGTCTCCTTTATTAGCTTTACCATCTTTTTAAAACTATGTGCAATTAAATGTTCTTCGTTAACTTTTGGGTTTTCCAATTCAACAGTTTTCTTAACAGAAAGAAATAAAAATAATAGCAATTCACTGTCCGTATTTCCTTTCATATCTTTTAATAATGAAGGATCTAACGATGATATAATTTCTTTAATTTTTCTTTTGAATTCTGGTAAATGCTTAAATCTCTGATATCCTTTTAATCCCTCTTGCGTTTCTAATAATAAATCGCCATGATGCATAAATATTGTATCCTTGTATGAAATTGGATGTGTGTTTTCAAGGCATCGCTCTTTTTCAACGCGGCGTTTTGAGACATTTGTTTTATTAATATTTCTCGCGTGCGCTAAAATAACTTTGCTAGAGATATTGTCAACCTTTTTAAATATATGTGGATCGTCTCTGTAATGGAGTGGTTTTTTATAAGTGTGCCAGTCCTTGTCATTATACCAACATATTCCAAATCCATCTTTAATATCCTGTTGTTCACATTTATCAAAAAAATTTAATAATTGCCTTTTGGGTTCATTGTTTCTTGAACTTTTTGTTAATGAAAAAAATAAACGACACATTTGTAGTTATATTAAGTAGACAAAATAAATTATACCCAAATAAATTATACCCAAATAAATTATACCCAAATAAATTATACCCAAATTTACAAATATTCATCAATAATATTAACAACATCAGTTGGCAAACGCGTCTTTGAAAATATGTCGTCCAAAGTTTCAAACTTGATGTACCATTCCAATGGCGTCTGTCTTCATTTTGGGTTGTTATATAATACACGGATTAAATAACAATCAATTTTAAATTAAACGTAAACAACCGCGCGACTGTTGAAAACCGTTCTGCAAACGGGACAAACTCTTATTGTGGGATTAAGTCCACATTCTGCACAGGCGCACAAATGATTGCATGGCATAAATAATAGATTTCTTTCTTGGTTTAAACAAATTACGCAAGCGCGGTCTTGTGGTAAATCCGGAATTTGTTCTTCAGGTTCAATGTCCATCGCAACAATTAATGGAATAGGCCGAATATAAAATGCCGAATGATAAATGCGAATTCCATAATAGTCGCGAATAGTTCTATTGGTGGGTCTTAGAGCAGGGGCATCTTCTGCGGCAATTCCTATTATTAATTCTTGTGCGGTATCAACAAATTCTGCGTTTTCTAGATCAAAATCATTGATAACTTTTTCTCTCATGATGTTTATAAATTGTTCTGTAGTCCAGTTCAAATCAATATAATACATTGCAGAGTCCGTGGTTCTGACAACTTTAAAATATATGGGCATGAATTGACTTGTTGTCATTTTAAGTATTTGATAATATATATTTATATTGTAATTTGAGATCAATTTTTATATTTTTTAAAATTAAATTGTTTATATATATTATGAGAGATGAAATATATAAATATTCAAATCCTGCTCAGGCACAAAGAATGGCTTACAAGTATTTAGGTAAGAAAAACGGTAAAATTTTTAGAAGCACGCGCAAGGAGAAAAAGTATATGATAAAAGACCCAAAAATGGATAAGTGGGTTTATTTCGGTCAAATGGGATACGAGGACTACACCAAACACAAGAATAAAACTAGGCGAAAAAATTACTTGACGAGGTCAAGTGGAATGCGTGGTCATTGGAAAAATAACAAATTTTCGGCAAATAATTTGGCGATGCATGTGTTGTGGTAAAAAACTATTTATTTGTGTAATTTTACTTTAGTTTTCCTTATGATATGGAAATGAAATAATTGGAAAGGTAAAAACAAAAATTGTGGCCCAAATTTTAAGCATTGTTAATGCATCATCACTAATTGACCATTTTGATGCAGTATCATATTCCTCGTTTAAAGTTAAAGTGGGATAATATTGAGTTGTTACATTTGTTGTATTGTTTTGAAAAGGTAAAAAAAATTTGGGAGTCATTAAAAATTGACTACTAACAGAAATATAAGAGAGAAATAACAATAGTTTTTTAAACATATTATTGTTATTTGTTATAAATGTTCTAAGTCTT